CTACAAATACGGCACCTTTTGCAATTTCTCGTGGAAGAGGCCAAATGAGATAAGGGAGTAGTGCAGTAGGTAGAGATAGATTTTAAGCATCTACTCTTTTTGACCTTTGGGGAGATTGTTACATATTCTTTCCGATGTTTATTCTGACAGACATAGGACCCAATCTTGGTTTAATTGAATCGGGAGGGGGGATATATACGAAAATACAAAACGGTGCATCAGGGGCCATAAGGGGAAGCCTTAATAGGCGACGCAATGGCACCTCGGCCCCACAGGTATTACGATCTTGCTGAACTTCACCGTGATTAATGGGTTTGGATCGACTACGACGCAAATCCCAAATCAAGGCGATACCACGATGGACTCAAATAGGTCAGCTGTCTCAGGGAGATTTTATCCTGAAGCTCACTCTTCGAACCCTTGTTGTTTGCGGAATTTACAATTAAGAGGATTTTTACCAGGTCGACCTGTGTCTATCTCATCAGCTCCTTTGGGTACACAACTTCGGCGGATCCACGCATCAAAGGAAAATCGTTGTTCCCATTTTCTTCTTCCTGCAAGGCAAACCGAGCGGCAAGATCGAAGCGGGAACAGATGCCTAATAGCTGGCGAACGACAGCTTCAATCTGATCCAGATCGGCCTTGACCTTCTCCTGGGTCAGGATGCATGTTAGCCGGTCCTGGTAGTTCTGCAGCTTCTGCCGGGCTTCTGCCACCCGCAGGGGATGATTGCCGACATACTTCTTTCTCCGCACCCCGCCCTTCATCTTGTACAGCAGGTAGAGATATTTCCGGTCCTTCCAATGCTCCTTGGCATCGACACAGCCCTTAGCGGTCAGTTGAGCGATGGTTGTTCCCAGAGCGTGGTATCGCTCCAGGAGCTTGCCGTGATAGTTGCCGATGATCTTCAGCTTGGCGTCAACATCCATTTGGGTTCTCCTTTGGGTACAAAAACAGCAACCTGGTCGCCTGGATCCGTACCCACATTTTCCTTGTATTTAATCTCAGGGAACAACGAATAGGCAGTGCCGCATAGCGGGAAACATTGCTGAGAGCAAATCCTCAGCGCGTTCATTGCAATCCGCGCAAGAGCCTAATATCCTCCACATCGACCCCGATAACCTCACCTGTCATCACCCCTTCGGCGAACTTCCAGGCCAGCTCCTGCAGCCGGAAATGGTCGAGACTTCTCCCCGCCAAGTTCTCCAACTGCTCGATCCGCATAGTAGCCGCGTCCAGGTTCCTTCTGGCGGCCAGCAGCTCCGCTTTCAGCGAAGGGACGGTCTCCTGCCCGGCTCCGCTCAGCAAGGCGCTTTTGGCCACCGACAATTCAGCCCTCAGCCGGTCGATCTCAGCTTGCAAATCGGATGCGCCGGATGCCTCGACATCCTCCGGCAACTGCCCAACCTCCTGCAGAGCCTTGATGAGAACATCCGGCCTGTTCTTGGCCTGGACCCGGACAATCTGGCAATAGGAACACACCTCATGCCCATACTGGCTTTTCAGGGTCTTTTCCTCACCGCATAGATAACAAATCTTTTTCTCCGCCTCGCTCATGGCCTTCAGTACTCCCGGTTTGTAATCCTTGATCCGCACAAATATTACCTCCCCCGGCACCTTGCCCCGGCAGGTGTCGCAGAACTCGCTCCGGGTGCCTTTTCGCAGCCGAAGGTTTTCGCGATACTTCCGGCAGGCTTCGGTAAAGCCACGTTCGGTGCATTTCAGGGGGACGCCGCCGGTTACCGGGCATTGGGGAACTTTGTTGTTTTTCGACGTCACTTCACCGTCTCCGTTTTGCCGATGGTGTCAACTTCCACGGACTTGATGTAAATATTCAGACTCTTCAAGACGCACCGCTCATTCAGGCAGCGGTGATAACGCAACCTGATATTGTCTTCCCATGGCGTGGTCTTGGTTATCTTGGCTCGCTCGCCGCACCAGGGGCAAATAGCTCCGTAGCGGGGCGAATAGTCGACCCCGGCCGAAGCCCGTGCTTTGGCCTCGGCGATCAGCGCTAAACTCGGTTTTGCCATTACTCCTCCCCCGGTTCGTAAAATTTCAGCTGCAACAGATCGGCGGCAACCAGCTCCATCACGCTGCAGTCCCAATAGTGGTTGGCCTTGTTGTTCGGGCACCGCCAGAGCCGCCGGTCGTCGACATACTCCGCGCACATCTGCCGGGCGAATTCCTCGGTGGTATCCTTGTGGAGATGATAGGCTCCAGGATTGTCGGGCTTCAGCCGCAGCTTGGTGGCCAGCTGATCCTTGTAATGATGGGTATCGCAGATATACAATTCCATCCCGCCGGGGATGGGGATCCTGGTGCCGGGATAGCGGTCGATAATCGTTTTGGAGTAAGGGCTCGCCCTTCTGCCCGAGGCTCCTTTGTAGGCGATTACTCTATTGGGATGCGCCCGGCAGAAATCGTAGACTTCACTGGTCCGGTGCCCGCCGCTGTCGATCACTGCCAGATGAATGGGATAATAGAGGCCGCTGGCATCGCGGAAAGAACTTTCAAACAGGATCTTCTCAAGTGCCGCGAAGCTGTCCGCTTCGTCATGGTAGATGAGCCAGCTCTCCTGCTTCAGCCCCCAGCCGAAGGCCCGGACGGTCAAGAAGAAGGAATTGTCCTGGGTATCCACTCCGGCAACCAAAGCCGAAACCACCCCGCCGCCAGGGACCAGGCCTTCGGGACGATCATCACGGAGGGCGAGAACGGCATCTTCTTTCCGGTTCTGCCGGAAAGGAATGTGGGCGACCGCTCTTATCTGGTTATCGAAATAGTGCATCACCGCAGGGTCCTGCACTCCCCGCAGAAAGGCTGCGGCCATCTCCGAGTTGCCGACCAGGGGCGACACCCAACCGGGCGAATAGAAGCAGATCTTGACCGGCCGCTCGGCTTTCAGATAGGCGAATAGTTCCCGTCCGTCATTTCTTGCATGCCACATGCCTTGCTGCAGGGCCTTGATCCGCTGGCGGTCATCGGCCTGAACTCCACAGCAGGGAAAGACATAACGGGCGAGGTCGCCTTCCTCGATACTCTTCGGATCCCGCTGGTCTTCCGGCCATCTGATATATTTGAAATCCATCGCATGCAACGTCCCGCACTCGGGACAGGGAATATGATAATCGAAGATCACCTGCGCCTCTTTCGTCATATAGGCCCAGATCGCCCCGTTCTCTGTCGTCGGCGTGGAAATCAGCCAGCACTTCCCGCCGTACTTGTAGGCGCGGAACCGTTCGAAGAACAGCTTCAGGGTATTCGCCTCTTTCTTCGACGCCTCTTCCACCCACTTGTCGATCTCGTCGCCGATCAGGTAGCGGGCGGAGATATTGCCAAGTGAAGTAACCGAGCCCGCCCAGCCGAGATAGATGAGCATGGTCTGCAGCTTGATCCGAAGAGATGCCATATCGTCGGCGATGCCGGTCAAGAGAGCCCGCAACCTCGGCGATTTTGCAAACATCGGCTGCAGGTAATCGGTCGACCGTTTGGCCGAGGTGTCCCTGGTCGGATAGACGATAAAGACCGGGCCGGGCTGCATGTCGGCAATATAGCCGACGATGGTCTCCGCCCCGGCCGAGCTGCCGGTCTGCGGGGCCTTGCAGTTGCCGATATAGCGGACGGAAGGATAGAAACCGGCGTCGATGATGCCCCGCATATGCGGCATGAAGGAGTTGTCCCACCGGGAGCCTTCAAGCGGTCCATAGGTGACGGTTCGGTTCTTCGGAGCCCAGACCGAAGGCGGCACGTGTTTCCTGCGGCGGAAAAATCGCTGTTCGCCCCGCGACGGAGTGAAAAATACGCGGATCCTTTCCCACCGCCTGCGGAATTTCTCCGGCAGCCAGGAAGGAGCGGTGCGCAGCCGGATAATCTTCTTTTCCCGGACATCGACAGCGGGAGAAATCATTGCTGCTCTCCGATCAGGCAGAGGCCGAGAAAATGCATCCGGCCGGATTTAATGCGATCAAAGTGATTACCGACCACGGAGGAAAACCGTTTGACCGACGGCGGCGGAGATTTCCGTTCCTTTTTCAGCCATTCGCG